TACACTCATTGGTATTCACCAAGCTTTGATAACGCAGAAACTGACGATATCGCTCATCGGATATGACAGGCTCATCGGAGTTGATTCCTGCCAGAACACCCGCCTCTTTCCTTGTGAGTGGAATTATAGTGCCAACCATGTCCAGATTCTGCCCTGTGGCTGTATCAATGTCTGTGCAGTTATCAAGGTCACTGATGACCTCCATAATCTCCTGCAACTGTCTTGAAAACGCCTTAATGAGTGCCTCTATCCTCTCTTTTCCCAGAAATTGCTGTGGAATGTCATTCAGCCAGTTGTCAGCTATCTGCATCAAAACTCACCTCAATTCTCGTCTCGTCAATCAATACTTTCTGACGGGATGTCACGATGATATTTTTCTGCTGATAATCCGACGAACTTGGCACATAATTCTTGTCTGTGCCATACGCCGTGTAAATCTCGATATAAGTCAGTCCTGCGACTGCGTCATAAATGCCATCATTAAGGAGCTGCGTCAAGAGACTGTCCCCTGATGTCATCGCCGCACCATCTTCCAGCAGTGAGGCTATCGTGAGCGAGACATAATTGGTCGGGAGCTTTGTGGCGTCTCCATGCAGCACCACCTTGAGCCATGTATACAGATAGTCCGGTCTGTTAAAGCGAATCGGGATGGTGTCTCCATAATTGCCGGGAACTGCCACCTCAACATTTCCATATGTCTGAATCCCTGCCGCTTTTCTTTTCAGGATTGCCTCGGCGATTTCATTGTCGTCTCCACCCTCCACGATAATCTCAATACTGTGTGGAGGAAGACCTCTTTCATCTGTTTCATCTGCGTCATTTTCATAACCGGATGCAGACTCCACATTTTCGACGTTATTGAGTAATTCTCCGACAATGGACTCTATCATGGTGTTGGAACGCAACGCCGATTTAGCGAGATAAGACTGCCTCAGTTCAATGTCACTTTCCTGTTTTCTCCCATAGACGGGAGCAAGCAGGTTTGTCACCTCCGTGAATCCTGTGATGTTGTTGACCATCTTCGTCACGATGCCATAGGGCAGAGTAATTTTTCCATAGTCTTCTGTCAGGAATGTTGCTATCACGGTCACACTGGAAGTTGTCAGATTATCCGACAGGATGAGTGTATTGCTCCGGCTCAACGTCTTATCTTCAATGGTCAGCGTGGTTTCTTCCACGGTGACAGTGTATTCGTCAGTGGTAATCGCCGCAGCCAGTCCCTTTATGATGCTTTCCTCATCGCCATCACTGCTGGTGTAGGAATATTCGTCTCCACCTATGGTGACGGAATACAGCCCATTTTCTGCTGATGCAACGATGATACTGACTCGGTTAAACGCCTCCCTTGTTATCTCAAACTCCTCATCGTTTTGGAGTCTGATTTCGGGGCTTGTATCGGTAGCAACAATCGCCTCCTCACGGACATATGTTCCATCGTCTCCTGTGCAGTGCAGCGGGTAGGATGTCCTTTTACTCGCCGCCCTCCTTATGCCTCCGTACTGGACGGCATTGTCAAGGTTGATACCTGTCGCCGTGGCTGGATATTTGGCATAGTAACTGTTCTGTAGTTCCTCCCAAACTTCTGAAATCTGTCCGGAGAATGTTGTGATGAGGGTATCCAAAAAAGACGGTTTCGTCAGCCTTGTATCAAAGCCAAACGATTCCGTCAGGTCTTCGTGTATTTCCTCCATGATGTCATCAAGCCTTTTAATGACAAAACCCTTGTCAGTTACTCCGTATTCTGCCATCTAGTTCCACCTCCTCTCGTATGGTTTCTGTGTCTGTCAGTGCCTTGAATGTAATCTTTGCGGTTCTTGTTGCCCTGTCATAAGTCACGGAGACATCCTGCACCTCCGTCACCTCCTCCACTTCAAATATCTTTTCCCTGACTGCCATCTCAAAATTATCTGTGTCGGGATTTTTTATGAGCAATTCATCCTTGTACGGAAGTCCCTCATCTTCGTCCCACCTCCACTCTCCCAGCCACCATTTCAGGCGTATCTTGATTTTCTGTGCAACGGATTCTGCAAGGGCAATGTCTCCATTCTCCGTAAGGTAAATGTCTCCGTCCGGAGTGAGTAAAATATCCATGAAGTTTCACCTCTTTCCTGATGATGTGGAGATATCTCTCACCATTTTGCTCTTGGTACTTCGTATTTTCCCTTTCCTGCCATTTTATATCTTTCGGTGAAGTATTTTTGTATTGACCGCAGAAAAAAGCCTCCCTGTGGCTGTAACAATGTTATTTGGCAGGATAAAGTGTTTATGATTTCTTGATATCTCCTGTGACGGTCAAATTTCCGTCAATGGTCACGCCTTTTCTGGATACAGTCAGGGTGACGTCTCCGGCACCAACCACAACAGCATTCTCTTTTGCCGCTTTCTTCGAAATGGCATTGCCTTTCTTGAGAAGTCCGGGAATCACCACAGCACTTGTCAGGTCGAATCGCAGGGAGCCGTCGGATTCTGCGTCACTTCGCCACGAATCCAGTTCCACCTCCGATACGATAATCAGGCAGCTGTCTCCTTTTTTCACGGGGAATGCCATGCCTGTTCCTGTACTCTGGCAGACAGGGAAGACAACGGGGACTTCTGTGATGGTCGGATAGTCAAGTTCGACATCATCCGATGTGATAAACTTCCCGACGGGGTTGACAGTGACGGTACATTTATTGGCATTGTAGGAAACTATCTTGCCGGGGATTGCAGTGTGAATGTCATTAACGACCGCCCTTGCTGTCTCCTCAATTTCTGCCGTAAGTTCCTGTAACATAATGCCTCCTTACTTATTCACTACTTAATCACTACTTAGTCATCACTTGGATGCCTTGCTGTCTAGTTTGGAGTTTTCCTTTATCTTGAGCAGTTGTGCAGTGCATATCCAGTCGCCCTCCATGTTGTCTCCGTCCATCGTGACCTTGTGTACAAGAAAATATCCTTTGACGGTATCGCTCTTGAGTTCGACAATGTCATTGACTCCGATGGCACCATTTAGAAGATACTCCACTTCCCAGCCTGTCTTTGATTCATCACCTGAGTCAATCGTGATTCTTTTCGGAATGTTGATTAGTCCGGTATCCTCCGAAAGAAGATACCCTTTTGTTGTAATCGACCTGCCCGGTCTTGTAATCTGCAAAACACCATTCTGGATAGACCACTTATGCCCGCAACAGCGAGCCATCTTTTTCAACGCTCCCTTTGCTTTCCCGACATAGGAAAAGCCATGCGGAAGTGTCTTGAAAGACAAGTCTTTCGCATATTTCACGGATACGCCCATAGCATTTGCAATTTTGTTGTAAACCTTTTTGCAGTTCACCTTGCCATTGACGGATACCTTGATGTTGGTGTTTTTCAGTTCAACCATGCCATCGACAACCTCAATCTCGGTGAGTTTATCTGCATTGTCCAGTGTGGTGACGGCAGACGAAACAGTCCCCGTCACTATCAGGGGGCGGTTGTTGCCATAGCCTGCCTTTAGCTCCACAACACAGTTTTTGGTGTCCAGAACCTTTAAATTGTGAGGGGATAGGTTCCACACCTGAATCTTGGCATTGTTTGGTGATTCGGAACTGGATTTTTCCACCGAAAAAGAAATGTGCAGGCAGTCCTGCGTGTTACTGTCGATGTTTCCAATTTCAAACCCCGTCTTTCCTGTCTTGCCACACCGCATGACATATGTCCTCATCCAATTTGTGTCTGCCATGTCAATCCTCCTCCAATTCCACGTTTGGGATATAGACAAACTCCGCCGTCAAATCATTGAACGCCTCCCTGCCCACCGTGCCGATGTCTGACAGGCATCCGAAAATTCCATCCGGTATCTGTGCGTCGGTGTAATACTGGAAAATAGGAAAGTTTGGCACTATCCTTGTCATTGCAATAATCGGTTCGCCGTCTTCGTCATACAGCCCGAAACTCCAATAGTCATATTTTTCATTGTAAGTGAATCGCAGACCATACTCCGTGCCGTCAATGGACAGCGTGGAAATGCTGTCGTTCATA